AAAAGATACATGCACCCATCTACCAAATTCATGGATCACCTGATCTACCTGTATATCTGAATCTTTTAACGCCTTGGCTACCGCGTATGGATCACCAAAACTAGGGCATACAAAGTCAATAGCCCAGCCATCCATGTGGCTTGATTTAGCAGCCCCGCCAATCGCTTGATTGACCGCGGGTAGGCGTAACCATGAATTAACTCTAATCGGCTTACCTAGAAGCTTTCTAATAGCTTCCATGCCTTCTGCTGCCTTTTTCATATTCTCCAGTTGTTCTGGGCTAGGGTCGTTAGAAATGCCCATGCGAACAGCAGTTTCGCTGAATGTGGCTTCTTCAAGCGTGAAATTAGGGCTTAGTTGCATTGCGTTTATCCATAATCTTTTCAAGGGTTCTACCGCCAAAGTATGCGGTCATCACCACCATACCCCATTGGCCAAGTAAATTGACATATGCCTCTGAAATTTTAAAACCATAACCATCAACAACAGCCATTAAAATAAAAGCAGTCAAAATATAAACTAAAGTCATGGGGCGAATGTTTTTAGATAGCCATGAATCGCTAGACATGTCAGCTTTCCAACGCTCTGATACATTGTTTTGCTCGTTCATGTCAGCTTGTAAATCAGCTAATTTACCTTCTTGCTGTAGTTTGGCAAGTTCAGCTAATGCTTGGGCTTTGGCTTCAGGATTAGGTAATACTCGGTCTAAGACCTTTTCACCTATGCTTAATATGGCAGCGATTGGTAGCATTATTTCCTCATTAACATTGATGATGCGATTATTAACATGGCTTCAGGGTCACTGGGCTTTTCTTTCCAGCCTACAGTTATTTGACCAATAAATTGATTGTTACTAGGTGGCACGGCAATCCTACAAGTGTAGTTAATCCCTAAACTTTTATACCAAAGACCAATTTCTGATTGTGCTTTAGGGTATTCAGAGCAAGGTATTTCATCGGCCATCATCTTGATAATATCGCTGTTATTGGCTAAGTTTTTGCTAAACAAACCAACATCGTGGCCATCAAATTCTTTATATCTTGATTCTGGAATGTACGCTCTCTCTACAATTCTTTTGCCAATAACCGTATTAACTGAAAATATGACCACTACATCTGCGTTTGTGCCTTTGAATAGCAGTCTAGAAGCATCGTCATAGCGATCAGAGTTCATGGTTGGAAGTTCTTTGGACTTCTTATAAGCCCCCAACATGACCTCTTGGTTCTGCCAAATAAAGTAACCAGCAAAAGTAAAAACCGCCATAATGATTAGCGCAAATAACCTAAATGGGCTACTTACATAGGCTAATATTTGTGGCAGTAAATCTTTCACTTGTCAGCTTTAGAATCTAACTTTTCAGAAATCTTATCTAGCTTGGCAAATATGACATTGGCTACTCGGTCAAAATCTTCTCTTTTGACATATTCACCAGCAACAACGACCTCAATTTTATTTACTTTTTCAGCTAATTTTTCGTCAGCTTTTCGTAAGTCACGATGAGAGTCGTATATCCATTTGAAGGCCGCACCTAATATAAGGTTGGCAACACCAAATACCCAATTAAGTGCGGACTGCTCCATTATTGCTCCGTTTTAGGTTCTAATGATTCTTTTAGCATTCTAATAAAAGCAGCTTTACCAACATTTAGCTGGTCTAGCGAGAATGATGCTCCACCAATTTTGCGGTCTAAATCTTGAATATGATTAACCATTACCTGTTGGCTTTGGGTTAATTCTTCATAAAAATATTCAACATCATCAAGCACAATTGGGGTTTTTTTCGTGTTTTCACCCATGATTTTCTCCAAAATTACCGCTTAAAGGGAAGCGTTTTACCCATATTACCAAGGCAATCCGCTTGCTACCTTTGGTGCTTTTAGTTCTGCTAATTGAGCATCAAGACTAGCTTCCATAGCTTCTAAGTCTAGTTTTTCAGCTAACCAAGTCTTAACTGTTTCTTCAGTCAATGATGCAAAAGGGATGACTGTATCGCCTACTTCTACACCGACTGAGCCATAAGAAGATGCTGTGAATTCACCATCTTGTTTGATAGCAGAGTAGTGAACAGTAGTAACAATGTCACCATCTGTATTACGGTCTAGTTGATTGATAATTAAATTCATTTGTTCTCCAATGCTGTGAGCCTTACTTCCATAGCTGTGATAGTGTCTGCTTGTGATTGAATGATGGTCTGTTGTTCTTGAATAGCGGCAGTTAGTGTAGCTACTAAGAATGAAGTATCAATACCTTGGTACTGTGGATTGCCTTCTTCGTCTACCGCATCCTTCTCACCAGTTACACAATCAGGTACTACTTCAGCTAATTCATGGGCAATGAAACCTTGACCGTCTAAACCGTCTACTTTCCACTTATAAGTAACTGGTTTAAGAGCTTGGACAGTAGCTAAAGCACCTGTCATTGGTGCGATGTTTTCCTTTAAACGATAGTCTGACGATGTTACATAAGAAGTGCTAGTTCCAGATGTTTGAATAGAACCAACTAGACCATTTGGATTATAAAATTGAGCATGAGCTAACGCTCCTGTACCTGCACGGCTTGTTTGTAGTATTCCGCTAGAAGTCAATGAAGAACCATTTGAAGCACCTGTAGGAGCTGTTGTAGTCCCCACTAGCAAGTTACCATTAGTATCTAGTGTCATTGCCTGTGTAAAGGTAATAGCGTTTCCTGCTGTACCTGATGGTGCTATGAACCAAGAGTGATAGCCGTCTTGCTCATACTGTGTTGCACGACCTGTTCCAATGTATCTGTAAGAGCCATCATAGTAGGTATTGGCAAACATTCGAAAGTTCGTTGTACCAGAGCTTGCCATTGCTCCAGTCCTAACTTGCAGAATAGGATTAAACACTGTCCAAGCATTAGGAGTAACACCAATACCTACATTACCAGAGCTATCAATACGCATACGCTCTGCGTAAGTGCCAGAGTTAGAAGTTCCTAGCGTCAAGAATGTAGAACCGCCTGTTGAGTTTGGTCCGATATTTGCCTGACCGCTACCACCATCATAGGATAGGTTTAGTCTATTAGTTGCTGAAGCACCAATACCTACATTACCGCTAGAGTCTATTCTCATGCGTTCTGTGCCACCAGTATATGCAGTTAAAAATGAGCTTGTAGAATTGCCAAGAAAATAAGCATTTGAACCAAAACCAATAGCTTTGTTGTCGCCAGTTAAAATATTACCAGTTGAATTAATGTTTCCAGTTACATCTAATGCCTGACTTGGACTAGCAGTACCTACACCAACTCTATTATTAGTGGCATCAATAACTAAAGTATTGCTATCAAAGTTCAATCCATTAGGAATAGATACTGCACTAGAGTTAATAGTTAAGGCATCTCCACTAGCATCTCCTAGTGTTGCTCCACCATTGGCAGCGAAAGCACCTGTAACTGTAAGGGCAGAAATAGTTGCAGCTTGACCATAAGATAAAGCATCGCCTGACGATGTAGCCACAGCAAGACCAGTAATCTTGTTGTTACCCATCTGCAAGTTGCCAGTCATAGCTGTTTGACCGTCAGCAGCTACTGAGCCTGTAAGAGCCGTTGCAATATCACTTAGGGTTGTATTCGCCCAAGATGATGATATGGTTGTACCTGTGACAACTGGGTTGCCCGCTGGTAATGAATATACGCCTGATCCGTTACGACTCATGTTATTTTCCCTTTCTTAATTCTTTGGCCAAATCTTCTGGCGTAAATTCTAACGATTGTTTTACTTGTTTACCAAGTTTCTTTTTCTCTGCCATTTCAGCGCCAACTTCATACAAAGAACCCACTCCCATAGGTAATTTGCTTAATGCTGATCCTCTGATACGGTCTAAAGCTTGAGTTAATGCGCTAGCAGTGTTTGATTGGTTAATACCAGCCACAGGGCTATAAACCGTGATAGCGGTATCGCGTAGATCACGAATCTCTTGCGCGCCCTTCTTACCAAACAAATAATCCAATTTACCGTCAGCATCCAAGTTCTTAACAAAACTATCCAACTGTCTTGGAGATACGATTGGGTTGCCAGCTTCATCACGCTGAATGTTCTTAGTGACGGCAGCTTTCATTTGTTCAATGGTTTGACCTTGTAGCTCACGCCAAGCTTGTTCACCCTCTGGGCCAGCCTTTTTAAGCGTTCTACCAATAGAGCGAACATCATCCAATGAACCCTTCATGATGCTGTGATCAAATACATCTTCTAAAGCTACTGCGCGGTCACTTGTACCGTTCTTTTTGCTCAAAAGTTTGTCAATAAAACCAATATTCTCAAATTCTCTGGCGTATTTAGACCTTAATGCTCTGGCCGTTTGGTAATACTCGCCACCTTTGCCCTCAGTTGCACTATCAATCAAAGCTTTCATTTGACGAACATGCACATTTGCAACTTTGTCAGATGGATCAAAGTTTTTGTTAATAAACTGGAAAATATCTTCAATTTGATTGATTGAGATTGCGCCAGTATTTTGAGGGTCGTTTAGCTTAATTTGCTCATCAACAGCATCTAAAATTGGGGCTAATTTTGTTCTAACCGTAGGCGTTTGTTGCTCAATGTATTTTTTCAAAGGAGCATAAGCAACTGGTTCTTGAGTTTCGCCTTTTTCGCGAGCCAATGTATAAGCTTCGTCAATTTTCTTTTTGGCACGATTAGCTTCATTAACCAAAGCTGAGTCCACTACCTTACCGACTTCTCGTAAGTTAAACTCTCCAGCCTTTTGTGCGCCTGTAGCATCTACAAAAGAATCAAAATTCATCAAAATACGCTCATTTTGATCAAGTTTTGCCTTTACAAGCGGTCTACCCACATCCTGTGGATAAGTTTTCATTGTTTCAGCTTCAAATTGTTGCTGGCCTAGCTCTCTAGTTGCTTGTCCTTTTGTCAAAGGTACTGGCACTCTTAAGCTTTGAGCTAATTGAACTCGTTGAACTGCTGGCGGTACTTCAGCAGCACCTACGCCAGACAATACTGGGGCTTCACGCTCACGCAATAACTCTGCAATACGCTGTGGCCCGCTGCTTACTGTGGCTTTGAACTCGTTAAATGATGGCAAATTGCCACGCACCATAGGATTAGTAACTTCAGCGCCTTGTCTTGTTGCGCCAGCCAATCTACCTACAGATGGTACATAAGCTGGAATCTTTGCAGCTTCTAAAGCAGAACCAAGATTACCAACAACTTCTTGAGATACAGGGGATGTTGGTTCATAAGTAAAGCGTTGAGCTAGTTCTGGGCGGTCTACGCGCTGGTTTGTACCTTGGCGCATATTCTCAATCATGCCAGCACCAACACCAATAAATGGGGCTACGGCTGCTGATCCAATGGTAGCTGGTACTTCTAAGAATGCTTTAGCGTAATCAGCAACTGTTCTTGGGGGTTCAACTGGTTGAGGGTTTATAGCATTTGGGCGTGATCCGACAACAGTAGGCACATCGGTATTAATGATGTTACCTCTGTCAGTAGTTTTTAAACCCAAGTAAGCGTCAGGATCAAATCCCATCGCTTTAGCACCAATATCGCCCTGTAACTTGGTATTTTTTAGGTATAAATCTGGATCAAAAGCCATTATTGAAATCCTAATCGTTTTCTGATTTCAGTTGAGCGTGGATCATTAGGGTTTTTTCTAGCCCAATCAAAAGCTTCTTGATCAGGGCCAGTTAAACCTTTTCTAAACTCTGTCGGTGACATTGTTTTAGATCCGCTAAAGAATGTTTGCTTTGTTCTTACTGGGCCAGCTAAATCAATGCTATCCCAGTTACCTTGAGGGTAATACTTCTTATTCAAATCAATCAATGTCTTAAGCGCTGACATACGAGTTGTTATCGTTTTGCCAGCGTTACCTAAATCACCAGCAGCCGCTCTGTATGAAGCAGTATCTTTATCAGACTGTGGGCCTTCAAAGCGCGGTACTTGCGCAGTTAATTTCTCGCCTAAAATTGTCAATTTAGCGTCAGCATCCGCAGCTTCAGTTGGAATATCAAAAAATTCAGCAATGCCAGTGCCGATATTCTTAAAGCCGCCAGATGTTGGCTTGCCTGTAGAGAAAATATCCGCTGCTTCTTTAATTACATCAAAAGATTCTTTAGCGTTTTTGATGTTTTTTTGCTGATCTGCAACAAATTTAGCCTGTAGTTCTCTGTTTTGCGCTGGAGATAAACTAGGGTTGTATTGGTAAGTAGGCATATTGGCTGCTACATCTGTTTGTTTTGCTTGTCCACCGCTTGGTGTAACAACTGCGCCACCTTGGCTAGCAGTTACAGGCATTGCACCACCAACAGATACAGTATTGCCGCCTAGTGGCATGTTACCACCACCAACATTGATACCTCTATCGCGGAAATCAATAATATCTTTTTGTGACAAAGCTGGCTTAGATACGCCAATTTCTCTAAATGTTAGTTCTGGTTGCGGGCTGTTTACATCCACCATGCCAGCAATAGTGTTTCCAGTGCGTTGATCTACGCGTTCTACCTTTTCCCACTTTGGTTGCTTGAACTGTTGTTCCATCAACTTAGCAGCCATTGTTTGTGCGAATGGTGACTGGCCAGCTAATGCTTTAGCTAAAGCGGCTGATTGGCTACCTTCTACCGCTGGCGTTACATTCATGGTTGGGCCTTCCATGCCAGCACCATAAACAGTTTGCTCTGGTATGCCACGCAATGCACCAAGAATGTCTTGAGCTTCTGTCGCTTGAGTTTCTCTTAGCTGTTTAGCAAGTTGTTGCTCTTTTGCGTTGGCTTCTTTAGCCAATTTACCAGACCTGTAAATAGCAAATGCGTCTGCAATATTTTCTAAAGGGTGTGATGGCACATAAATGTTACCTACCATCTGGCCTTTGCTGCCTTGCATACCCTGTTGCAATAGCATTTCAGACAATTTACGCTGGCGGGAAATGTCCTGTAGCTCTGGCTGAGTAAAAGCCAAGCTTGATAATGGATTAACTGGAGCAGCCATTACATCCCCCTCTGTTGCATAGCAAGCATGCGAGTTGTTTCAGAATATGGATCAGTTCCATATTGGTTTGCTAATTCATTTTGCGTATTTGGCATGTAAGCATTGATGGTTTGACCCATGTTTCTTAGCCCTTGAGCTAATTGTTTAGGATCATATTGATCTTCTGCTGGCAATAAAGATTGACCAGCAAGATTTTGCCCTTGCCCCATCAAACCTTGAAAGTTTTGTTGTTGCGCAGCATTGTTCTGAAATACTGGAGCAACGGTTTGTTGATCCATACCCATCGGGTAAAATTTTTGGTATTGGTTATATGTATTCATGATTAAGACAATCCAGCGCTACCTAATTTAAAGAAACCGCTCATCATTGCGTTCTGGTATGCGTTTTGTGCGTTTGCATTGGCAATATTCGCATTTCCAGTAGCTTGAGCAGCGCTCATGTAGTCAGCCCCAGTAGTTGTTGCTTGCTGTGGCGCATTGACATAAAACTGATTAGGGGTTGTAACCTGTGATCCAGAACGAACTGCGTTAAGCGTATTGATTGGTTCATTACGCTGATAAGCCAACTCTTGGAAACCTTGACCGCGAGCTTGGTTTTGCAAGTTTGCTTGGCTAAGTTGGTTAGCCAGCATTTGTTGCTGTGCAGTATTGCCAAATTGACCAGCTTGTAAAGATTGTCCAAACAAGTTTTGTTGTACTGATTGACCGCTCAAAGCAGCTTGGTTTAACAAGTCGTTTTGCTTCATGGCCAAATCTTGTTGAGCTTGTTCATAAGCTTCAGAACCACGCATAATGCCTTGGTTAGCCAATTGAGTGTCCAAAGACCTTTGCTGACGCTCTAACTGTGGGGCTAGGCGTTGCATGATCAAACCAGTGGCCTTATCCCAGCCAGCCATACCTTGATTATCAAGACTTGTTTGCAATGTTGGAGCATTTAACTGGCTAGACAACTGTGGCAATCCGCTAGTGCTAAATGGCTGATCAATCATTTGACCAACATAGTTCAAGCCTTTGCTTTGTAGCTGGCCAAGGCCTAATGAACTAGCAATATCGTAGTTGTAAAGTTGTTGTTGCTCTGGGCTTAATGAAGTCGTAGCAGTCCATGTAGGATTTCCGTATGGGTCTTGACCTGTAACCGCATAATTTAGCGATCCATAAGGGGTAACTTGATTGACTCGGTTAGCTGCCGTAGCTGCTCTTGCTGCGTCTAAGTTGCCCGCTGCCGTAGCTTCTGCTGCGCCTGTATAGTCTGGCGTTGCCGCTTGCGTTGGCTTGCCAAACAAAGCTCCTGTAACACCGCCTAATAATCCACCACCACCGCCCATGTCATTCTCCTAGTTTCTTGCGTAATGAGCATTGAAGATTTAGCCATTTGCAATCTTCTTTTCTCATCGCCATTAAAAGTAAATCCCCATTTTCGTGAGCATCTTCAATTAACGCTTTATCTTGGAAACCAAGGTGTCGGTTTAGTTTTACGGCTTCGTCATTAGACGCTTCCATAGTCGCTAATATAACCTTTTTTTCCAATTTGTTAAAGGGGTAATCAAAGCAAGCCCACAATAAATTTCTATCCATCCAATGTTCGCCAACTGAAGCTATGTGCATGGCGCATGCGTTAGGGATAAAGTTCGTAAAAGCTACCACCGCGACCAGATTATCTTGCTTAATTTGACCTATAAATTTAGCTTCTTCGCCAAATTTTTGACCAAGCATTCGCTCAATCCAAGCTTTTAGATAACCTTGATCCTCAGTAGTAATCAAATAACTCCCCCGCGCTCCATCACAAAGTCCGTTGATGCCCAGTGAACTTCAATACCTTTTGATGCCACATTTAGCGAAATGCTTGCACAATAACCTATGCCAGATACGCCTTGCCAGTCTTTATTGACCGCCAAAGTACCGCCCCAGAAGTTATTATCCCAAGTTCCAACATCCCAAACGCCAATTGTCAAAGCAGATGGGTTGAACGAAACCTGTCCTAATTGAGATTGAGTATCAAAATCGGTGTTAATTGCACACAAAACGCTAGGCAAGCCATTGTCAGTTAAGAATATAGGTCTTACAAGGGTAAAGCGCTTGTTTTGACCGCGACTCTCAAAGTAGTTATAAGCTTGCTGAACAGTTGCGTTGATCACATTGCCGTTATCTGCGTAAGTATCCCAGAACTTACCTACAAATCCATTACCGCCAAAATATAGGTTGTCATTGTGAACTTCAAAAGTTGTAGCCTGTATGCCTGTGAATCTACCCCATGATTTTGTAATGTTATTCATTACATACTGCTCATATCCTATATTTGTAGGGATGTTCACAATAAGCATGTTGGCTTTTGCAAAATACTGTATTTCCCAGCCAAAATTTGTTGAATAAAGAGTAGTTGCTTGAGCAAAAGCACCGTAAATCTTGTCTGTAAGATTCACGCGTGGATCTAAACGGCTAGATTGCAATGATGCAGCCAAAGGTACAAGGCCTTCTTGCGTGATCAATAGCAAATCACCGCCAAATTTAGCAAAACAGCGTCTTGTAAATGTTTGACCTAGCTGCCAAACGCCACGCAAAGCCCATTTTGTTACATCGCTAGGATCTGTACCTTCGTAAACAATGACTTCGCCCATGTTAGTTACAAAAACTGCGTAATCATCAACACCTTGGCCAGCATCAATAGTCCAAGTACCCATCGCTTGGATGTATCCACCCATTTTTGCGACTGATCCAAAGTCTAGTTTGCTTGCTGCGCCTGATACGGCTTTAGTGCCTAAGTACCAGACATTCATTGATTCTTCTTGCACATAGAACAAGCGCTCTTTAAACACATTCACATTAATAAAAGTGTTTGAATTAACGCCAGTAATGGCATGAACCACCACATAAGAGCCTACAACGCTTGCATCGGCAGCGGGGGCTGTGGCCATTGTATAAGTAAATGTTGTTGATCCTGTAACGGTGATCAAATAAGTACCGTTATAGTTAGATTCTGTAGCTCCAGAGATAGTGACCTGATTGCCAGTTACCAATCCATGATCAGCAGCCGTTGTAAGGGTTGCAGTTAGGTTTCCAGTGCCACCCCTAGTGATGGTACTAATTGTTTGCGCTGTGGCCGTAGTGGCTATTTTGATCCAATTAGTGCCGTTATATAGTAAAGCTGGGTCTTGGCCGTTTACTGCCGTTAAAAATGGATCGCCAGCGCTGTTGGTAAAGTTTGCATGCTGGAATCTGCTATTGGATAAGCCTGTATATACAGAAGTGGCTGTAGAAGTTGCAGTATTGTAAATAACACCGTTAGCCACTGCAAACAAAGTCTGCGATGTAGGGCCAGCGTAGTTCATTACAGTGTCTGCTGATCCATTAAATCCACCAGAATGCTGGGTGTAACCCTTACGCATCAAAATGTCTGTAGGCGTAGGGAAGAAATTAACCATCTCTACCGCATCAATTGGGTTCATTTCAGCTAGGGAATCTCTAGCGTTCCATCCACCCAATGGTGCTGGTACGGAAGCAGTTACCGCATTGCGTCTTTGTGGGAGAGCCATAATTAACTTCCGTAGCCAGTATCTGGAATATTTGCGTAACCGATAAGTACCTTAGATGGGTAAGGTGCGAATGATAAGTTTGGAGCGCCTTTGTCGTTAGCTTTAGCCACGCTCAAATAACGATCATATTCTTGCTGCAATGCAGTAGTATCAAAGCCCTTGATCTGCCAATATCTAAGCTTTGTGCCTAGAATCATGATTTGATCATCAAAAATGGTGGTATCTGTATCGGCTGTGAAGCTATTTTTTACTGCACCAGATGAGCTTTCAGCCCAACCCTTAGAACGGTACTCGTAGCCCAAATACTCTTGGGTGTTCATCATTGGCCAGATATTGAAATATTGACCTAAGATTCTCCAGCGAACACGCGGGCCTGTTGAGATATAACCAGACTTTAGCCACTGCCATTGCTGCGCATCTTCTGGCCCTAGCATTTCCCAGTGTTTGGTTTTATCCCATTGGGTGCGGTCTGTGATTGTTTCGTAGTCTGGTGGTAAATCGTACTGAGTTTGGCCAAATGTAAGGGTTGCGCCAACTGCTGTTTGTTCTGCGGGTTGGTTTAGGGTGACTGTTGATCCATTAACGGCTACTACATAGCAGTCTTGAGGAATACCAGTACCATTGACCATCCATTTATTAGGTACTATGCCTGTGGTGTTAGCCACATTTAGAATGTCATAAGAGCCATCTACCACATCACCAGTTGTGCTGATTGCTTGGGTATAAAAGCGATACTCTCTTTGCAATGCTCGCCAGTCGTACTCTTTAGTCAGGTTATAACCTTGACGGTTCATCAAAGCTAATAGCTGGATCACATCTTGATTGGTGTTACCAGCAACATAAGTAGGGGCTACTAATCCAAGCTCGTTAGAGGTTTCTTGCATTAGTTGGAGCATTGTCTGTGACATGGAGAATCCTTTACTTTAGTGGTTTGCACCCTAAGTAATTAAGGTATTTTGCCCATTATAGCAACTACTGTACAAAATAAAAGGGGGCGAACCCCCTTTATTATTCTTCTACTTCTTCTTTAGCTTTGCGTTTAGGTTTCTTTTCAGAAGCCATCAACAACAAAGCTTTCATTTGCTCTTGCATCTCTGCAAGTTTGCGGTCTGTTTCAGCTTTAATTCTCTCGTTTTCAGCCTTTAGTTCAGCAATCTCAGCTTCGCGCTTGGCTTCTTCGGCAGAATCGTTTGCTAGGTTTAAGAATGCTCTGGCCTTGTCACGCAATGAGTTAGGTGACATACCAGCAATCATGCCAATTCTTTGCAATTGACCATCGTTTGCGTTAGCAATTAGCTCAACTGTAAAGAATTTCAATGCTCGCAGTTCTTCGGCAGCACTAGCGGTCAGTTGTGGCCATTCACCTACTGGTGTGCCAATAACTTGCTGTTGTCCAGCTTGCTTGTTTTGGAAATGCGCCCACTGTCTTGGGAATCGGGCTTTGTGATCCTCTCTAGCGATGGTGTCAATTTGGGTTAATTGATCACTAGGAGTCATAATTTTGACAAACACGACATCTTGGAAAATTGGTCTGCCAGCTTCTTCTGAAGCAAAGTTTTGTTTTACAGGTTTGATGTAGAACTCTGCGTACAGGTTCTCATCGCCATTGCGAATATCTGACTCAATAGCCATTAAGTTCTCCTAAGTGGTTAGGGTTTAAAAGTAAAAAAGGGCAGTCCGTTAAGACCGCCCCCTTAGTTTACTACTTAAGCTAATTAAACGCTAGTAGCTGCGAACCATGCGTATGAACCAGATGGTACTGCAACTGCTGGGCTAGCATAAGTGCCGCCAGAAGCTGTAACAACAAAGGTTGAAGCATTGATTGAGCAAGTAGCTGTAGAAGCTGTAATAGCTGCACCAGCAACACCTAGAACATAGCGTTTACCGTCTGAACCAAACACCTGTGAACCCAATGGGCCGTTTACAGGTACGCCTGTGCCAGCAGAGTTTGGATTTGTATTAACTACATCATCCAAGTTAATACCAGCGGTTGGGGTAATGTTATAAGACATAATTTTCTCCTAAAAGTTAGTGGATGTGATCACAATTAAGCGATCAACACGCCTTGCAAGAAGCTGTTAGAACAAGTCAAGTTACCAGCCCAGCCATAAAGCTTAACGATAGCATCTTGGTTAATCGCTTGACGCTCACCACCGATAGGTACAAAGTTACGCTCTTTGTGTGGGCGCAAGAAGATGTAGTTAGTGTTCAAGAAGAACATGTGGTTTGCTGTACAAGCATTACCAACACCACCGTCTAACACTACATCCGCAGATGTGCCACCACCGTAGAACTTCAATGATGCGAAACCACCAGCAGCAGATTCTTCGCTAGTAATACGCTGAATTGCTTGTAGTGACTGAACATACAATGAATAGTAGTTGTTATCAGCAACGATCAAGTCAGCCTTGTCATTACCACGAACCAACTGAATAGCCAATGAAGTCATATACTTCTGGATGTTAGTAGCTGAAACTGCTGCGCCACCGTCAGATGTACCAGAATACTTCTTAGACTGCCAGAAAGTCCAGTTTGCACGGTTAATACCACCGTATGTGCCAGATGTTGGAGAATCAGGTACAGCAGCAGCCAAACCAGTGATGTTCTTACCACCGTTTCCAGTACCGTCACCATAGATGTCAGAACCGATACGGTTTAGCAAGCGAGCTTCAGAAACTTGCATACGACCATCTAAAAGGTCAATGATTGCTTCTTTGCTTGAGTTTTGCAACATTTCCAAACCGCTCATTGTTACTGAGTCAGCATACTGAGTGATGCTGAACTGAGCAGCAGAGATTGGGCTGTCAGGAGTAATGTTTAGAACTTCGTAACCTGAGTATGAGTTAGCGTTGTTCGTATTAGGATCGTTATACATGATTTCTTCCAAAATCACATTACCGCCTGAGAATGGGCGTACATTGCCCTTAGACTTCAAGCGCTTCAATAACGCGTTGTTGTTTGTTAAGTTGTCTGCCAATTCACCGCTACGGCTTTGAATAGTCGTTGCGATAATATCGGTAATTGCTGAGTTAGCGAATGCCATGATATTTCCTTAAAAAAAGTTTATTAAACACGATTGCCTAGTTCACCCATTTGCTCGGCTAATATAGACCGTCTATCCTTTGCTCCGCTTTGGCCACTTTGACTGTTAGGGGTAACAGACTTAGGACTTACAGCAGCAGCTTTAGCTTTAGCGACTCGCTGGGCTTGCGTTGCTTGTTTAGTAGCACTTTGCAGAAGTCTATTCTGCTCAGTCTGCCAAACTTCATCGTTCAAGCGTACAGCTTTTGCATAAGCCGTTTCAAGGTCGTTTGCCAAACCGTTCTCAAGTAATTGAGCCATTTGTTCACGCACCGCCTCAAAATGTGGATGTTTGTCCACATCACTACTAAATCTTTGTATCTCGTTCATTAGAACGCCTTGCTCTTGCTGCTCCTTCCAGCTACCCACCTGTTGAACTTGTTGTTGCAACTGTTGGATCTGCTGTTGTAACGCAAAAGCCTGTGGGTCTTGATACTGTGTTGTATTTTCGCCACTATAAGCTGAGTTTAAATCAATTCCGTAATCTTGTGCAAGCTTTCCAAATAATTCTACCTTTTGCTGGTATGGTGCTTGCGATAGGATCATGTGGGCGCGGCCCAAGTTGTTGATCCATGCTGCTGGGTGAATACCGTTCTTTTGCAATTCTGGAATAAATGGGCTAATTGCTTCTGTAAGTGAGCGAGCATTGTCAGCTTCAGCTTTGTAGGCAGATACGCCCTTTTTAAACTCGTTTTCACGCTGAACATTGTATTGCAGCAATGAGCGAGCTTCTTCTTGGCTAAGTGCTTCGCCTTTATCTAGCTTATCCCACAATGGCAAGTATTCTTTTTTCCATGTTGTCGGTCTAGCAACAACTGGGGTGTATTCTTGTTCTTCAACTACTTCAGATTCTTCAGCCGTAGCTTCTGTTTCTGCAATTTCCGCTGGAGCTTCATCTTCAACAGTTTCTTTAGAAGCAAACTGTCCTTTTTCGTTGCGTATCGGATCATCATCTACCTCAATTTCGCGTTCTTCTGGCGCTTCCAATGTGCCATCTTCTGCTTGCTCCATTGCAGCCATTAGTTGTTCTCTACGGTCTAGCTCTGACATAGTTTTCTCCAAGTTGTCGGATTATCGGTATCTAAGCTTTTCATACGCTATTTCAGCGATGCGTTGCTTAAGTTGAGGGTCTTGCTTCGGTGTTGCGTTACTCTGTTTCTCGTTGCCAACCTCAATACAGCCGTGTTCTTTAAGGTGGTTACGATGCTTAGACTTGGAATCAATCCATGATCCATCAATCTGGCTGATATAACCTTGAATGTCTGATTGGATCATAGGCGCTTCGCGTTTTGTCATTTCTTGCTTTAGTTTCCATGCTTCTTCAGCTTCTGGTGTGCCTAAAGTGTAGTTCCAGTGCAACAAATACTTGTCTTTTTCTGACAATTTGCTGTCATCTCTTGGTTCGTACTCGCTTTTACATAGTGGGCAAATATGTTTCATTACATCCTCGCTATTAGTTCAGTTACTTTGTGATACTCGTCAGGTCGTAAGCAAACAACAGAGTCATACCATCTAGCATTCTTCCATCGCCAGCATACAAATTCTTCTTTTGGTAGTAAAACAATGGTTTTGACGCCCAAAGCACCAGCCAAATGAGCAGTTCCAGTGTCTACGGTGACTATGCCCTTCATGGCCTTCATGTGTTTTGCGGTAATTGACCAGTCTTTTTTCCATCCATCGTTAGGTAATGGGTAGAAGTTGCCGTCAGACTCTGGATTTAGTGAATAAACATCACTTCCAACCAGACTTTCCATGTGTTCTACAGAAATAGACTTGATCCATTGAAGATTTCCCTTGCTTGCAGCCCAATTGACGCCCACTTTCTTAGGTATATAGCTTGGTTCTGCATCAAAGTAGCCTTCTGATCCAACAACTTTGGTGTTATTGATGGGAAAAAGGGCTTTTACATACGGCATGGCGCAATCAATGTAGTACGGCAGTGACATTGAGCCAATCCAATAGTCACATTCGTGTGCTGGGCCTTCTTCTGTCTTGTTTGTTAGCTGATCAATGCACTCCATTTGACCAAGAACTTGCATTAGTGCTGGTATACAAAGAACAACGACCTTTTCCGCGCCCATGACTTTGAGGGCTGGTAAGAATCTAGCGTATTGGAATATGTCACCAAAGCCTTGCTCCATCTGAACCACAATAGACTTGCCAATCAATGACTCACCTTGCCATGTTTTTGGTGCTTTTGGCAGTCTTTCGTATGGCAATTGTTGGTTACTTAGGATTGCTGGATGCCAGCGGTACTCAAAAAGCCTAAAGCCAGCAGCATATCTACCAGCGTGTAGATTATCGTAGGCTTTCTTGTACTCTGCGTGTGGGTTTAGATTAGTAGTAATAATGCTTCCTCATCATCTCGTTCAGCAGCCATTTGAGCTTCGTGAATCGCTAACATGGCCTGTGCCTGTGCTATCTGATTCCTTAACTCAACCGTTTTCAGCAGTTTCTCTTGCTGGCGTTGAAGATTGATAATGGTCGCATTGAGTTTCTTAAGGTCAATTGACGGTTTATCAATCTTAACTTCTGAAACGGATTCTACTTTAGTTACTTTAACTTGTAAAACTGGTTTTGGATCTATTAAGTCAGCAATTTGTTGCTTGCGTAGTAGTGACTTAGTTTTTCTAGCCTGTATCTTGTCGGCTTCTGCTTGAGCTAGTTTCTTCTGTAGTTTTTTGTAACGCTTGTACTCATCTTTTGTAAAGCCATCATGAGTATCTACGGTGACTTCGCCACCAGTGACTGTACCTACTAAATTAGCTGTATCGTTCTGATCTACTGCATAGATAACACCAGTTACTGGGTCTACTTGAAACCCAGAGTTCTGGAAAGCATTAGATTGAAACGCTGTGGTCATTACGCGCCCCAGATAGCTACAGTTGTAATGGTCAAAGTATCAGTTGATGCGTCAGTTGTTAGGGTTACACCAGCACCAGCAGCCACTGTTAAAGTATCGTTGTTGGTATCAGCCACAATGGTAGATTGACCAGCTACGGCCACATTCTTAAATATGTTCTGGGCGCTGCCTGTATCGGTATTGGTGACGGTAAAGTTAGGATAAGTTCCGCTTGTAGATATACCTGTACCGCCTGTAATGCTTACGGTTTGGTCTGGCGCTGAGTTTGTTACAGTGACAACATCATTGCCTTGGGTTACAGACATTCCTGTACCAGCAGTCACTCTTGTTTGAAATGAAATTCTTACAGTCAATATGCCAGAACCGCCTGATCCTGATTTGGCTACAGCAGCAGCAATAACAATTGGGCCACTTGTTGGGAATGTCTTTGTAAACCCACCAGTTACGGCAGAGTTGTAATAAAGAATGTCACCGTCTAAAAATGCAGATGTATCAACACCTTTTAGTGAACCTGTGTTTTGAATCAAGCCAAATGCGTTGTTAGCAATATCTTCGGCAGCAACACCAATAATCGCTTCAGCAAATGGGATAGAAGTAGCTGGAGCAGCAGTCAATACGCCACTTGACCCAACCGCACCAGTAAACATGACTAATTGACCCTTGGTGATAGTTGCACTAGCCTTTACATAGAAAAATGTATCTTCGCCAATGTGCTGCACAACATTACCGCCAATCATGCCTAAACCAAGTGTGTCGTTACCGTTCCATCCTAGTTGGCCAGCACCTAAAGCTGTTGCATAGGTAGTGTCAAAGTCTAAGTAATCTAGATTATTGATTACAGTTGCGCCATCAATAACGCCTGTATCGCTAAGTGTTACTACTGAGTTTTGAATAAGCTTGCCAGTAGTCGTATCGTATCTGGCCAAAGCGTTATCTGTTGCAGAAGCTGGGCCAACCACATCACCACCCAAAGATGGGCTTGAATTGGTGATTACGCCAGTGGTGTTATCGTAGCTTATACCTGTACCAGCGCTCAAAGATTGTCTTGCTCTGGCTTGGGTGAAGTATTCGTTTGTGCCTTCAGCAATGTTTGTAGTCGTAAGAACTACAGTGCCAACTTGGCCGTTTACAGATGTCACAGCATCGGTGTTGTCTACCTTTTGCCATACTGAACCGTTGTAAATAGCCCAATCGCCTACTTTCCAATCGGTAATGCCGTTTAGGTTTGTAGATCCAGCTACATCAACAACATAGTAATAACCCTGAGTGCCTACGCTAGATGTCAAAGTTGGTGTATTTGTGCTGGCGTTCCATGTGCCTTGATAGTTTAGATCACCTTGCAGTGGGATCTGACTTGTTGGCACTTTACCGCCAGCGTCTAGAGTTGCAACCCCCAATGGCTGCGCTTTCTCGCTTGTAGGAATGTATCCGCTAACCGTTGTACCGCTGATTGATCCACCAGTAATGCTCACATTATTGGCGTTTTGCTCTGCCATTGTGCCAAGACCTGTAAGCGTGTGGTCAGCGTTCCAATCCGATGGGCGTACTAAGCTTGTATCTGCGGTATCAGGTACGGTGCTTACTTTGGTGTGTTTGACTGTAATGGCCATTATTGATTATTCCTAATGATAGTACCGCCAGTGATATTGACCGATTGCGTGATGTTGATGTTTGTCGTATCTAGGTTCAAATCTGCACCTGTTACGCCTACTGATCCATCCATAACCACGCTTGTATTATCGGATTTAAAGACTCTAAAAAAGCTTGCTACCCCAGTGGCTACTGCAACACCAGTATTGACCGTTCCAAGTGTCAAAGTGCCGTTGGTATCTGTACCAAAAGCACCAGATAAAACGCATGAAACTAGCAAAGTCTGAGTTGTAATACCTGTATTGGCATTAGCTGGCGCAGAGCCTTGGTAAATGTTAATGATGGCATCGTTTCCAGCGTAAGTGATCAACGCTTCGTTCTGAGCGTGACGCAATGCGTTGGAATACTTTAAAGCGCTCATTGAACACCTATGATTTTACCGTCTGCTCCGCGAATAACCTGTTTAGGCCTGTTTTGGCTTTGGTTAATGTTTTCAGCTAACTGTGCAATCATGTCAGCGGTCTGTTGATTACCTTGCTGGATAGCATTAGCGATAGGGGCAAGCGGGTGTTCCATAGCTTTAGCCATATCTTCGTCTAAGTCGTATTGCTGCGGTAAGCCTTCACCACCGTTTACGCCAGCAGAAATCTGGGCTACTTCAACTTTTGCACCGTTGTTTACATAAGCCAATAACAACTGAGTATTACGCTCTGTCATCATCTTCATTTGTGCCATCTTCATTTCCATCTCACGCTCTGCTGCATCTCTTTGCATTTCCATCTGCATGCGGACTTGAGTTTCTTGAGATTGGTACTCTTGTTTAGCGCGTTCCATCTCAATATTGGCTTGCATCTTCTGTTGCTCAAGCTGAGATTGGAATTGCATCTTTTGTTGCTCCAACTGGGCTTGCATCTGTAGCTTCTGGATCTCTGGGCTTGGCTGTTTAGGCTGGCCTTCTTGCATCTTGGCTTGTTCGCGGAATTTATCAGCGGTTTCGTCAATCAAACCTTCAATTTGCTTACCAGCTTTGAACGCAGTTACGCCAAACTTGAGCATTTCCATGAATAAAGGTACGAGTTCTGGTACGGCTTGGCCTACAGGCAAGGCAGTTTGTACAAATTGGCTAACCGCAGTCAAAAACTCTACGCGGTTTTGCTTTTCTTGCTGCTCATCCTGATAAATCATTGAATCGCTGGTGACTTCAATGCGGAAGTTCTTAGCTGATTCTGACTTTAATAGCTCTAAAGCTTGCGGTACAAGCGCTTTGTCGTTGTCTGTTAGCTGATCTGCACCAGAAATCTTTAGGATTGTTTCATCGCTAAAGTGATTGCAGATAATCTGGGCCTTGATGTTAAGCAACATAGTGGCAAACTGCACCACATGGTTTTGCATGGTCTTAAGACGGCCAGCAGCGTTGTTGCTCTTGATGATCTGAGCGCCCAATGTTTCATTAGGATCAGTCTGGCCACGCTGAATGTCAGCAATGCCCATGATTTCATAGATTTGACCCTTAACTTGCTCCATTGCTTGGTAGCAAGACATCAAAGCGTTGGCAAATGGGGCAATATCCACTAGATCAATAGCGCCCTTCATGCCTTGCTTCTCAGCAAAAGCCATCCAGTTATGAACTGGAATCAATGTATTGTTCTCTCCCTCAGAGAATAAACGCTGCAACTCGCTAGATGATGCGTCATAAACACCGCGAACCTTCAATGCGTTGATTAGGCCATCTATACGGTCTGCCAATGTGTCAAGTTCTTTAGCCTGATCCTGATACATCACAAAATCAGGGATTGGTTCTAGGTTTTCAGTCGTTAGATTGCTATAAAGTGGCTTTGGACATGGCCAGAAATTCTCAAGCTGTAGCGGATCTGGGCGCTCATCTAGGATTTTCCCTAATGATTTGCTGATCCAGAGCGCTGTGCCTGTTTCTTTATCCCAAATCTCATAGATAACAGCTTGCTGTGCAGCATCTTGTTGATGTGCGTAAGTCTTGCCATCGCTAGGCGTTGAATCTAATGGGATCTGATAGCCAAGTTCTTCACCAAAACGCTCAACTAGAGCATCGCGGTTCATGTAAACCTTGCGCCATACAGCAGTTACTTCTTCCCAAGTTCTGGCTACTGAGTGGCCAAAGTCACGCCAATGAACATAATCAATGGGTGCGCACTCGTATTCAATGCGTTCTTGGCTTTCATTCTCTAAGCCCTCTGTTGATTCGTCTGCTTCGTCAATATCTTCTGTGACTTGTACGCCATCTTCTGGCATACCTTTTTCACCAGCAACAATATGCGGTTCATAACGAACCCAAGCTGTACCGCGGCCACCGATCATGCGGTCAAATACGGCTGAGTCCATAGCGGACTTGTAATCGGTGTAGTGTTCTAGTTCAAACTCAAGGGCGCGCTCAAGCATCATAGAAGCAACGCGACCAATAGGATCATTGTCGCGGAATCTACGGCTTACATCTGGTCTTGGTAATCGTGCAAAGATGGCTGGAATAACCGTCTGCACATTGGAATATAGGATATTGAATCTAGCGTTAGGATTGTTCTGAGTCCTAGAATCGTCACGGTATCGCTTGAGAATCTTATCTGCTCGGCCTTCCCACTTCTTGTAGGTGCGCTCATAAGAACCAATGGTGTTATACCATTTCTCATAGGTGTGTTTTGACGAATTTTCCATGCTTATATTCTTCCGCTAGGTTTTGGGGCTTGAGTTTTCCACAAATCATTGAGTGTGGTGTCATTCTTACCTACTACAATACCCCTGATAGAGTGGTCTTTCGGAGTCGTTTTATCTTCTTCTTTCCATGCAATTGCAAGCATACGGAAAGCATCTGCACCGTGAGAAGTCCAATCATGTTTAGGTTTATCCCTAAATACCTTCTTGTCCTCATCGTATTCACGCTGATACTGCCGTAAGCACTCTATACCGTCATGACATCTATCTGCATCAAACCAGCTTCGCATTAATGCAAGTCTAGTGGCTTGAATACCGTCTTGAAGCGATAAGCTTGGCACTATTTTAAGCGATTCTATAGGAATTTTGCTAGCTATTTGTTCAATAATTGATTTTCCACCGCTTGCCAGTGTTTTTGCTCTAGCATCATGGGGTAAATAATGCTTGCCGTACTTCCATTTATTCTCTTGGCGCTTAGATTCTAATAGATCAGTGTAGTAACTGACTTGATGGCCGTTAGAGCTATGGTAGTCCAGTATCCTGATTTCCCCATAGATCACTTGATAGAACCAAAGCGCTGTATCGTCTGAATAGCCCAAATCCCATGCCGTATTGACTGGGAATAGTGGATCAGCTTCTACCGTAGTAATGCGCTTGGCATCGGTAAGGACTCGCATCTCTTTACCGTAGTAAGCGCCCATAATGGCAGCTTCAAAGCTACATTCAAACTCTTGCTCATACTGATCTGGTGACATAGAAGCTTGAGCATCTTCTAGTTCTGAGTCAGGTAATAGGCCTGTTTGGCTAGCTCTTAGTGTTTTAGCAAACCAGCGATTATCCTTTGTAGCGTTTGTATATACATCGTAAAAGGCATTATGTCCTTTAGGAGTACCAATAAAGACAGCCCACCCCATACGGTCAGCAAGCAAAGGGCGAATAATCTCTCCCCACATTCTTGGGCGCATGTCTGCGTACTCATCAAGTACCACTCCATCAAGATACAAACCCCTGAGAGCGTCAGGATTATCAGCACCATAAAGCTTGATTTTCGCTCCATTAACTAGCTCCACCCATAGTTCAGATTGATTGGCTTTAGCCATGACTGGCTTAGAGTACCGTTGTAAGTAATCCCAAGCGATATTTTTAGCTTGAGAGTAGTAAGGGGCTACATAGGCGTATTGACCATGCTCTTTATCTTCGGTCAAAGCACGAAAAATTAGATCATTGATGCACGATACGGTTTTACCGCATCTACGGTGTGCAACTACTACGGCCCAGCGCTCTTGTCTGTTATGAAAGTCCTCAAATACAGTTCTGGGCGAGTAGTCTAGCTCTATGTCTAAGACTTCTTCCATGAAACCTGTATCTTCACTGGAGCTTTATTGTCACCAACAAGTTCTTGGCGGGCTAGCTTGGGTACATGGTATTCAACAACGGATTGAAGCATCGCAAATGCTTTTTCTGGATTAGGGGGTACAAGCCACTTGCCTGTTTCTTCGTCTTGAATGCCCTCTGCAACGCTTTCAAGCCACCCTTGCATCTTGTCTGTATTGCCATCAACAAAGCGCGCTATGGCTTCTCTAGCTAGGCTAGTGGACTTATTTGGGCTACCCGCTGGTCTACCAGCACCCTTAATATTTCCTGATTGTTTATTTGCAGACATAACTTGTTACCTAAGTATTTAGATAAGTTAAGTATAACTAAAATGTTGTTTTCTTACAAATCCTACTTAATCTTTAGGGCTTCTTTAGCTACTCTACGGATATAGTCTTTGTGATCAAGCTTATTCTTGTTTTCTAGCTTATCTAATGCGCTATTGATAAGGTCATAGTAATCTTCTGCTGTAAAGCCATGTTCGGGCTTGAGCCAATTATCATTAAAGCTTTTAATCCATAGTCCTAAGAAGCAGAAGCAAACTAGAAATA